GGCGTCGGCGTCGGCGTAGGCGGCGGCGTCGGCGGCGACGGCGGCGGCGGCGGCGGCGGCGTCGGCGGCGGCGTCGGCGGCGGCGTGGGGGGCGGAGGCGGCGGCGTCGGCGTCGGCGTAGGCGTAGGCGGCGGCGGCGGCGGCGGCGGCGGCGTCGGCGGCGACGGCGTGGGGGGCGTCGGCGGCGGCGGCGGCGGCGTAGGCATAGGCGGCGTTTCTCGCATTCCTTCGCGCCTCGATCGCCGCTTCACGATCGACCGGTTCGCCTTTGGTCAGTGGCATCAATACATCCGCGCAGGCTTTGATTTCCTCGGCCACTCGCGGGTCATCGCGCCGCGCAAGATCTTCGGTCAGAATCCAATGCAGGAACTTCCAGCTCACCCGCGACAGATCTGCGCCGGGATGGATCGCGGCCAGGAAGCGAACCGGAAAGGTCTTGGCATCACCATTGCGCTGACCTTCGAACAACGTATCCTCCAGTCGCGCCAGCATGCGCGGAATCCCCAGTTCGGTCTCAAAAGCCGCGTGCGAGGAGCTATGCACAGTGCAGCCCACCGCGCACCCCTTACCGTTCTCCCAGTACTTGCCATGGATGATCTCGTCCGCCGCAGCATGGGCCTGCACCCGGGTCAGGTATTGAGCTTTGATCTCGGGCTTACCGTGATAGGCGATCAGCATTTGGATTTCCTCTTGGCTTTGCGGCCGCGTTGACCATTGGCTTTGACGCTCACATACCGCCTGACCAAAATCTCACGCTGGTCGTCGGGATGGATGCTGAAGTTCAACTCAATCTCTGCTCCCCACACGCCGTTTGCGTGACGCACCAGGCGCGTCACAACCGCAGAACCTTCGGCCTCGGGAGCATTGAATATTTCACGTTCTACCATAGTGGTAATGTTATTTCATACTTCGAACGTGATGTCAACAGCGTCTTTGCCTCTGGGGGGAATCATGGTTTCACCCCTTCGTCAACGATTTGCACTTTCACCACACGCCACAGACCAGCATCAATTCGCTGAGCGAGTGCGTCGTTGATGTGGTCGTGCGCCATCTGCTTGTGAACGGTTACGTGGGCGGGTAACCCGTTTTCGTCTAGCACCACCCACAGAAACGATTCGTCGTCTGAGTTCTGCGCCGGTAAGCTGCGGGTCAAGAGCTTCTCCTTCGGAGACTGCGCTGCTTTCGGAGTTTGCAGATTCTTCCGAGTCAGACCCCGAAGGTGCTCAAACTCCTCACGCTGACTATCCAATATCTCCGTCCCTTCAAGCTTCGCGATCCACCCAGCCCGGGGAGGCCACCGAATACCTAGAACATCGAGCTGCGGCTTGTTCCACCCTCCGCTTCCACTCTTCCAGCGATGAATCCAATCTCTCGTGATCTTGAACATCTCCACTCCGTAACACTCAGACCGCTTATCTCGTATCCGGCTGGCGAATGAACCCCTTTCCCGCTTACGAACAGCAGGTCAGGAATTCACTCAGACCGCTCAGAGCCCTGTAGAGCCGTCAGGAATGGTCGTGTGCAAGACCCCATTTCCCGCTTCACTTTCGTGGACTTACACCCCACGCCGTCTCGGGCCAGCGGTTACATTCGGCCCATAGCATCTGTGACGGTTTCCCCCAGTGATGCAAAGACATAGCACACGCTGGTATCCGCCCCGAGCGCTATGCGTTGGAGGTGTTTCGACTGCGGGAAAGTTGGAGTTAGGCGAGGCCCATGGCAGAATGCCGGTACCGAGGTGCTGCACTCACTTTCCGGGAGCCGAGGTTTGGCGACCTCGCAACCAGAGCCCCTATACCAGGGGCTTTTGGTTTTATAGCGCCGCTGAAGTTGGTTGTCTAGCTTTTCGTAGGCTCAACATCGGTCGACGCCGGTCAACAATTGTCGACACCTATCGACATTTGAACGCGTTCAAATCCCTCAGACTCATCTCACTCAGCCTCCGGTCTGGGGCTTTGCCCGCTTCGCTTTCCACTTCAGGTAGTCGCCTATAGTCGAACGCCACTGAGACTTTGGACGCCAGTGCACAACCGGTCGACCGCATCCCGGGCAGGGATCGCCAGCGCGCGGCGGGATGCCCATCACGGCAGTCGAGCATGAGGGCTTGTACACACCGCGCGCCACCATTCCTCGCCAGGTGCACGACTTCGATCGGGCCATCTCACTTATCCCCGCTATCCCCGGTTCTATCCACAGGCTTGCCCGCAATCGACTCGCGACCCAGCATAAAAGCGATGGCCAGCATGCCGGCGAACTGGATCCGATCCTGCGGAAGCTCATGACCTTCTTTCTGCCGGAACTTGTCGGCCATCTGCATGCCGAAGTCGGTCGCCAGCGAGCACTCAGCCGGCTCACTCATGGTTTCGTATCCTCAGCCAAAGCCTTCCGCGCGATCGCCTGCGCATCGACGGCATAGCCCCACGCATTGGCGCCGTCCCCGATTTCTTCCAGTGCAGATCTCAATCTATCCCGCTCGCCACGCATATTCGTCAGTTCGTTGTTCGCGGCATGAAGCTGTTTGCCTAGCTGTTCGTTGTGGTAACAAACATCGGCGTAATCGCGCTCCTGCTCGCGAGTGCGCTTGATCTCATTGATCTCCTCCAGGCGCATCGCGGCTAACCTCTCCAACTCCGCCACTTCTTGGTCGCGCTTCAGGAGTGCGGCGCGGAGATGGCGATTCTCAACGCTCATGGTTGCTGCCTTGAAAGCCGTAGGGTTGCAAGTCTCGGCACTGCAGCCTTGCGTTCCACACAGGCAGCTCACTGTCACTCGCATTGCCTTGTAGGCGCGGTAAGCGTTCTGACACTCACGCGCGGCGTAGCGATGTTGACAGATCGGAGGCCGATCGGTCGGATGACAAGTACAGCCACGCGAATCGTCGCTCATACCTTTGCTCCCAACTCCCGCAACCGCGCTTTGATGGATATGCGGTTCCTCAGTCATGTGTTACTCCTCGTACCAATCGAGAGGCGCGGGCTTGCCGCAATGGATGCAGAGGTGCGCACTCTCCCCGCGCTCATATCGATAGTCATGATCCTCGCAGCAGTTCTCGCATACAGCCTTGGCCGGCGGCTCGGGAGCGATAGCCGTCTCGGCGCCACATTTGCCACAATGAAAGTCGACCGTCTCCGGTGTCTTCTCTTCGCTCACACGCTTCTCCCGATCTCTCTCAGCCGCGCCTCGCTCACCTCGAGCACCCCCGACTCCACCCGCTGGGCCAGCAGTCGTAATAGCGAGGCGGCTGTCATGTCGGCTCCGTCCGTACTGCGGCTGATGGTTACCTTTACTCCCTGGTCCCAGTAGTCGCCGATCTCAGTGAGGCAGGTGTAGCGTTTCAGTGTGGGGGAGTAGTAACGGCGGTTGCCGGGGTATTTCGTCACGTTCAGGTTTGTCATGTTTGCAGCTTCCTTTTGCGATAAGTGACTTGCTTCTCAAAGCCCAGATATTTGCGGATCTTGCTGCCCGCGGGCTTTCTACCTTTGAGCACTGCGCACAAGTGAGGCGGGCTCACCCCGATGTCAGCGGCTAGCGCGACCTGTGTAGTGCCATTCAACTTTTTCTTGAGTTGCAGAATTATGTTGGCCATGACTGAACTATAAAGGTTCACGAGACGCTTGACAAGCATTAACCTAGTGGGATAACGTTTATCCACCGAACTGGAGATGATCATGACGAATGACGAAGCTCTGACTCAGAGGACCGTTGACGTGGCCGACCTGGCGCAGGGTTTTTTCGATCTCGCCGGCATCGTCGTAACGAATCCGTTGCAGCGCCGGTTGTTGGAACTGCAGATGAATCAGGTTTGGGAACGCGGCTTCCGCAGGGGACTCGATGAGGCCAAGCGTATCTTCACCCGGCCAGGCGAGCTGAAGTGATGCATACGCTCTACTTGGATAGCGGCGATATCGCATTCGCGGTCTTCATGCTGGTGTGCCTGCTGGGTATCGCCTACTACGTCGGCAAGACCCGCGGCATCCAGGCAGAGCGGAGGCTGATGGCGGGCGAGTTGGTTAACCTGAGGAAGATGATGCCGTGATGGCCGATCCGAGAACCATTCTAACCAAAGGTACCTTGCCATGACCGCCCAAGAGGAACTGGAACGGATAAAGATCACGCGTGCCTGCAGGCAGATTGCCGTGCATATGGAGGAGATCGCCCAACTGCTGACGCCTAACATGCGCGTGACGCTGCTTATGCGGCATACGGATAATCCGAATAACTGCGCAATCGTCAGCGACGAAGACAAGACCGACGTGGACGCAGTTTGCGAAACCCTGCGCAGGTTGTTGCTGAATCCCACGGGGAAGGTGGATCTATGAACGGTGCGCAAACGGGCAAATGCGACATGTCCACTGATCAGCGGGTCCTACCGTCGATCGCCCGACGCTCGGCGGTGATCAGCCCGTGCGAGCTGTATCGGTACACCCTGGAGCGTGAATTCGGGAATTACGAGGACGGCTCTCCGTATAGCGGGGTCGGCTCGATTATGTTCGTCATGCTCAACCCGAGTACCGCCGATGCCGATAAGGACGACCCAACGATTCGGCGTTGCCTGGGATTCGCGCATCGCTTCAATTTCCGGGAATTGTTGGTTGCAAACGTCTATTCGCTCCGCGCGACCAATCCCGAGGATCTGTGGGCTTCACAGGAAGCCGGCATCAAGATCAAAGGGCCGGAGCACGAATACTATTTCGCGGGCCTGGCTTTCCGCGCCCATCGCGTCGTGATGGCCTTTGGTAACCATGCTTCATCGCCTGATCGGCGTCTGACCGAGAAACTTCTGCTGGACAACTTCAAAGGCGAACCCTGTTGCCTCAAGAGGAATAAGGATGGCAGTCCCGCGCATCCCCTCTACCTCCCATCGAATTCTCAGTTTGTGAGGTATGGCACATGACCGAAGCTAATCGGACCGACGATCTTAAATTCACATCAACGCTCGACGGCTGTGATGTGTCGTACGACCGCGTAAAGGAACTTGTTTGCAGTGATGGCTGGACAAGCTGCATCACGAGATTGACGCCCGTCACTTTCCAGCGCGCGTTCGATGTCAGCTACGAAGACTCGTTCGCAATCGCTAGGCAACTTGTGGCGGATGGAGTATTGGCCGAGGCCGGATTGCATGAATGGAGATATGCACCATGACTGCAGATCCGCGCTCCACCGACTGGCCCGAGCCCTTCACAGAATTCGACTACTTGGTCGAGAGCCTGCGCCAGGTGCGTGAGATGGAAGCAGCGCGGCGCGCGTGGCATGAAGCATTTGAGCGCGACCAGAAGCGCATCGAGGAGTGGAAACTTTGAATGTGCTCATCAAGCATTCGTACAACTACTACCTGGGCCAATGGGATCAGCAGCGTCACGGCTACTACGCCGAGCTGGTGGATACCGATGCGCATCCGTCCGATTGCCAGTGCGTGGAGTGCAAACCCCGGCCTGAGGTGGTGTACCGCGAGCGGGATGAGCTGGATGACAAACAAGACCGACTTTTTTTCAAATAGGAGATCAACGTGCCGAAAGTATCGGACATGATTCAATCGAAGTTCCTGCGCAAGGAAGACTTCGATGAAGACCGCGTAATGACCATCAAGGGCGTGAAGCTCGAGGACATGCCGGGAGACTCAGGCGATCAGAAGTGGGTGCTCTACTTCCGGGAGGAAGCCAAGGGCATGGCGTTGAATGTAACCTCCATCCGCGTATTGGAAAAAGCGTTTGGCGATGACTCGGATCACTGGATTGGTAACCGCGTGAAAGTCTACGTAGACCCCAACGTCAGCTTCGGCGGCAAGATTGTCGGAGGACTGCGCCTCATGCCGCCACGGAATGGACCGAAAGCGCCCGCACCAGAGCCTAAACTGCCAGAAAGGCAATTAGGGACCACTGGTCTGGACCAAGAATTCGACGACGACATTCCATTTTAGGGAACGGCCATGTCACAGTTCATCCTACCGACTCACAATCGTGATAAGGCACTTCAACTGGCTCACGCAGTATTGGCGTCGCTGGATGAGGCTGTGGCATGGCAGGTAACGGTCGAACCGGTCAAAGTCGATCGCACGATCCAACAGAACCGCTATCTCAATGGAGTGGCCTACAAAATGATCGGGGAGGTGACAGGTTATGAGCGCGATGAGATCCACGAGTACTTTCTTGGACTGTTCTTCGGCTGGCGTCAGAAGAAGGTGCCACGCAAACCCTCCAATCCCCGGGGAGTGGAGTCCGTACCCGTGCGCACCACCACGACCGATGAGACGGGCCAACGGTCGGTTCTCTCCACGGAAGACTTCTGGAAGTACGTGGAATTCCTGCAGCGGTTCGCCGCTGAGCGGTTGCGCATCATCATTCCTGATCCTGACCCGGCACTGAGGCGGTTATGATCCTTTGCCTGCACAACATCCCCCGCAAGGACTGCACACCCTGCCGTCAGGCCTACAACCGGATGATCCGGCTGAGGCACGATGCCAATCCGCACAAGCACGGCACGCCGGTGTATCCGGAGTTGGCGCTGAAGGCGTGGAGAGGCGTTGAGAACGGGGAACAAGCAATACCCGCCGCGGGCAAGACGCGTGAGTAGGTGGGAAGTCATCTCCTCGGAGCTGCGCAAGGCCCGCAAGCCACATACATGTATCTGGTGTGGCCAGCCCATCGAGATCGGCACTCAGTACCGCTACGAACGTGTCAGAGGCCCTGACGGCATGGACTTCAACCCGTGGCACCTGGAATGCGACGAAGCCCATCGCGCGGTCACGCACCTATATGGCGACGACGAGTTTACGATGTACGACAACGAACGACCCCGATATGAACGGTGATCAAACAAACACCGCGAGCGCGCGCATCGGGAGGCTCGACTAGCGGCGGAGGCCGAGCAATATCCTCCAGAGGAATACTTCCCGGAGAGCGAGACATGACGCTAAACCAACTGCACAAACTGCTTACCAAGCTAATCGCCCAAGGCCACGGGCGAAAGTCGGTTTACGTGGATAAGGGAAGCTACCGAGATAATCGGGAGAAAGACGGTTGCGTAATTCTGCCGGTTAACCGCGGAGCCATGCACACCTACCAGCTTCTGGATGACGACGGCGGAAGTTGGATCAACGCCGATGGTAGCGAGCGTCATCGAACGTCTTTGGTGCTGATCGGAGATGCAGGATCTACGGTGAATGATCATATGCCACCCGTGGGCAAGGACGACAAGCATGGCTGACTCCAGGGTGCTGGCCGACGGAAAGTTTGTGGCGCTCGCCAGCGGTGGAACGTGGCCTACCCCTATGGACCATCCTGACGGCGGCCTAGAATGGCGATTGCGATACGCCAGCCCTGAGCAACTCATCAAGGACCGGTACCTCGCGGCATCAATTGTCGATGCTTACCGTGGGTTGATTACCTGTCCGGCGAAGCGACGTAACGAGGTGATCCGCGAGCTGCGCAAAGCCATGAAAGCACCACAAGCACAGCACACGGTGAGTCAACTCAAATGAGAATCAGACTGACAGCGAAGCAGGTTCAGGAACTACGCTCCTACCTAGATCGCGTGAAGGCATCGGCGGTAATGGGATCCCCAGGGATGCTCGTCGCGCAGATCGGCTATGACTCCGATTGGAACTACTGGCTCACACCGGCCTTTCTGGACCACGACCTGGCGAAGGTGATCACCGAGCGCGGCCGCGAGGAGATCCCGGGTCTGGTGCGCTTAGAGAAACATAAAGCCGAAGGCTACGCAGATTCCATAGACGGACGTACACCATGAACGAGCCCCGCATTCAGAAATGGAAAGAAGTCGCCGAGCTGCTCGAGCAGGGCTGGCGCGTTGATGGCTTTGATCTCGTAAGCCCCACCGGCGAGCGCCGTAGCGCCTGGGGCAACGCGATCAAGGCGTGTCGTGATCGAGGGCTCGTGAAGTGAAAGTCTCGCTTCCCAGATCGATGGCGCTCAAAGTAGCCGACTACCTCCAGAAGGATATCGATCGTCTCGAAGGTTCCTATTGGCATTTCGGTACGGATCGAGTCGAGCCACGTCGTATGCGACTCGAGGTTGAGCGCCTGCGGAAGTGGGTCACGCAGATCCGCACCGCCGCCGAACTGAAACAGTTTACGTCCAACTCATCTCAATCGGAGAATCAATGAAGAAGCTTATCGTTCTCGCAGCCGTGACACTGTTGGCTGGATGCACTGACGCGACCATCTCGGGGATTACCTCTCTAGGATCGCCGGCGGATATCACCTGCTACAGCGGCAACATGGTGATCTACCATGGCCGCAGCACCGGAAAGGTTGCGACGGTGGAAAATTCCGATGGTTGGGAGTTTCGTGATGCGGCCACGCAGCGCTTCGTACGCGTATCTGGCCCGTGCGTCGTACTCAATTGAGCTGACTTTAGTGCGAACACCGGAGCAAACATGATCCACCTGGCCATCATCATCTATTTCACACACCTCACCGGCGTGGGTATCGGTTGGTTATGCGAACCGCCCCAACCTGTTGAGACAGCGCAAGCATGGGTAGCGTCACATCCTGAGCCATATCTCGGGGCATTCCGCGTCATGCGGGACGATGATCCGGGCTATCCAGACACTCTGAAAGCCTGCGTTGCGACCCAGCGGGCATTGGGTCTGCAATGATCCGATATTGTCTCATGCACCCGTGGGTGTGGTTCGTAGTGTTGGCGATCCTGGGCATGTGGTCCAATCGCAGGCCGTGAGTATCTAACAATGGATCACCGAGTCAGTCATGAAACCTAAACAGCTTGCAGAGATTCGCACGCGTGCCATCTCCGAGTCAGATAAAGGCGAATGGGATTCGGCTCACCACGATCGCATCGCTCTACTCGCATACATCGACCGCATCCGGCTTCCCGATCAATTGACCTGCTCGCACGCCAAGTTATCGCCGTTCATCAGCGTGCGCCATCCGCGCATGTGCTTGAAGTGCGGCAAGCAGGTAGGTGGCAAACCGGACAGCGCATCGGAGCCTCACAAGTGATTACAGCAGACCAACTTGTCGCGCATGCCATTGGCGACTACGTCCTCCAATCCGACTGGATGGCGACTGAGAAGACCAAAGAGAATGTCGCAGCCCTGGCGCACGCGAGCTTTTACAGTATCCCATTTGCCTTCCTCGGTCCGTCCTGGCTGGCATTCCTGGTCATTGTCGTGAGCCATTTCATCATCGATCGCTGGCGCCTGGCGCGCTACCTGGTCTGGGCAAAAAACTGGATCGGCCCGGGCAACCGTCCATGGGCCGAGTGTATGGCCACAGGCTACCCGCCAGATCGGCCCGCATGGCTCACCGTGTGGCTCCTGATCATCGCCGACAACGTGTTGCACGTCCTCTGCAACGCGCTGGCGATTGCTTACCTCTAACCGTGTCAGCAAGCCGACATGAAACCTGAACCCAAGAGCCGCGAGCGGCCAACGCCCGAGGCGAAGCCACGTCGCAAACGATTCAAGCGCTTTGGCTACTCGTACCGGATGGTCCATTTCGGACTTAGCCAGTTGTGGTACGAGACTGCAGCACAACGAGACCAGGCGCTGGCGTCACACAATAAACGCTACGGCAACTTTGATTGGATCACTCGCGGGAAGCCGATTGAACGCTCATCCGACCCCACGCCAAATAAGCATGGATAACGACACCCGCAATCTGGTGCGCGCGGCCGACTGGTACTTCGATCGGATTGAGGACCTGGAACGCGAGGTTAAAACGCTGCGCAATGACATCCAGGAACTGACCTGCGGAGACGTGCGCTATACGCAGTTAGGCCAGGAGGTTGAGCGCATGCGCACAGCCTTCCGTGGCATCGCCTCGTGCTCGACGTGTGAGGTGTGCCGGGAGGTGGCGAAGCAGTATGCCAATCAGGGCTGAGAATAAGGCGCTCTACCCTCCGAACTGGCGCGAGATCAGCCGCCAAGTCCGGGAACGTGCGAAACATCACTGCGAAAATTGTGGAGTGCGCAATTACGCGGTGGGTTATCGCGACGCTGAAGGGCGCTTCCATGGGCTCACAGGAAGCGGCCCGTGCGACTGCGCCGGCGAGGGACTGCAGTGGCCCTCCTTGAATCCGATCACCTACCGCGAGGCCAAGGAATTCGCTGACGCGAGCAATACATGCTCAGACGGGAAGGATGATGAGGGCAACCGCTGGTTTGTCATTGTTCTGACGGTGGCACATCTGGATCACGATCCGCGGAACTGCGAGCTCACGAACCTCAAAGCGCTCTGCCAGCGGTGCCATCTACGGTACGACATTGAACACCACGGCGAAACGGCCTACCAGACGCGGCGCAGCGGAAAGGTGATCGCTGATCTGTTCGAAAGCTCATCCGAACCACAGACTTGTGCTCTTTGTAACGGCAGCAAGCTGGTTAATCAGATCGAGGCCAATCAGCCGCCAGTGCCATGCCCCAAATGCAGTTGACTGTGACTAGTCACGGTGATAGGATAGCCTCACCAAGTAAGGAGATTCGATGAGCCACATCACCCACCTACTCGCAGACCTTCGCCGCAATCGGACGCCGCGCAAGCCGCAGCCATTCGATAGCCTGAGCAAGGCCGAGTTATGGGAGCGGCTCCAGGCCGCTGAAGCGGCGCTCTCTGGAGCGCGCCGGGCGGCTCAGAGGGCTGCCACGATGGCCCACGACTATGCGCAGGGCACGACTGGCGAAGTCCGCCAGCAGCTTCTCTCCCTGCGCGATGCCGCCTACAAAGCTCGCGATGCACAATGAAGACGGCCAGCGAGAGGAAGGCTGCGGAGCGCGCGAGGCTCCGCAAGGAAGGCCTCAAGCCACTCGAGGTGTGGGCCTATCCAGAGCACCATCCAAAGGTGAAGCGATACGTGGAGCGTCTGCGCAAGCGACGCCCGGACAACACAACTGGTGGCAAATGATTACGTACAATGGAAAACAGGTCCTCATCATTGGTGTTGATCGTGGAGGAAGCGCGGCCAGAGCCCATTACGTCGATGCTCTTGGCAAATCGGAGGATGTTCCGGTGCAGGATCTGTGCGCCGACACTCTTGATGAGCTTGAGACAGCGCTCGCAGAAGCCCCGGTGATCGCGATACCGACCAATCCCGCTCCACGCGAAGTACGCGAGTCTCTGGCGATCTGACCAACTACCCGAGCGCCCATGAGCGTCAAACTCTGCCGCAGCATCGACACCGTAGCCGGCCCGCGCGGCTACCATGCCACGATCGCTGTGCCCATTACCGGCAAGAGCGCGCGCGTGGAAATCTGGCGCGGCCAGCGTCGCATGGACACGCGGCGCTGCTCGGTCGCGAGGGCCGCAGAGCGAGTGGGTGAGTTGCTCGAGTTTTGGAGCGCGGATCAACCAACATGAAGTCGATCGAACAGCATTTCATTGACTGGGAGTCCGATACGTTCGGCTTCGGGTATGGGACTGGCGAGAAGCCGGTCTTACAGGCTCTGAAGCAATTCTTGGCGCTCTGCTGCAAAGGCCAGTACGCGCACGCCTATGACCATGAGGAGCTTGAGAAGGCGCTCACCCCTCCAGTCGCGTGGCTGCTTATCAACGTACTTGCTCACGACGACAAAATCGAATACGGCACGTCTCCGCGGTATGGATGGCTCACCAAGACCGGGGAAGCCTTAGCCAAGTTCGTGGCGGAGCGCACTGTGGAGCAGCTTTACGATCTGACCATGCAGGATGAGTACTACACTCACTGCTATCCCCAGCACTGCAACTGCGATGATGGGCAGGATTGCCGTCCGCACAACCCGTTCTGGGCGGCAAAGGCACGCTGATAACTCAACTACACCTTACGAGGGTCTATAACTCCATGCACCACGGCCCAGATGACCAGCCGTGCCACCTTGTGACACTCGGTTTTGGCCTGGATCGACTTCCAGTGATTGCCTATCGTGTGATGGCTCAGATCCATCATTCTGGCGATTTCGCGACGTTCCCAGCCTTCGCAGATCAGCTTGAGGATCTCTTCCTCACGGATGGTCAGGACCGGCTTCTTCACCTGGCAGGTGTGAGCAACCGCCTGATCCGCGTCCACACCACGAGAATCCCCAGCCCCGACAGGACCCCGTGCAGCAGGTGCTCTACCGTCGTACCGGCCGGCAGGAACGGCCTGAGGCCCGGAGCCTGGGTAATCAGCTCCTCGGCGTGATCGGCCAGCTGGGACAGTCCTGCGATCCCTAAGGCGACCCAGGTGGTCACTTTCCCCTTGGCGTGTAGATAGACCGTTTTGAGCCATAACCATGTCTTCATTTGACGAACTTCGTGAGGAGAGTGGTAAGCGTCACAATCGCCCCGATGCCGCCGAGCGCCCAGGCTACCGTGCGTTCGAGGTACCGAATGCGTTTTTCGTGATCGGTGCCGATGCGGTCGATGTCCTTGCGGGTATTCTCGATCAACCCGGCCACGCGCTCGTTGATGGCAACCTGGGGGCTGCCCGCATCGATCATGCGATGGAGAACCTCAGTCACAGGTTGCAAACCGCCCAATGCGCGGCCCGGCCGACGACTTCCTTTTCGACCTGACTCCATTTTGATGGGTCACTGAGGATGGTGTTGGCCGGATAGTCCGAGTACAACGCCGCATCCAGAGATGCCGCCATGGTCGCTGGCAAGCGACCGTGTACCTGCGGATCCGTCAGGATTTTCTGAACACCGTCTTTCACAATTACCCCGCCATCACCGCCACCCATTGCCATGCTCCTGTGGTTTCATGCGCTCTACGTTCCCGGTGGGGCCGTGAGCGTCATCTGAGAAATACTTATTGCCGTTGAGTATATCGTAGGCTTCCTTGTCCATCAGACGGCGCTCATTCAGCATAAGTCGCGTGGACGCCTCCCGGAAGTCTCGATCCATTTCGGCCTGCTTCGCCAGATTGAGCCCCATGACCACGCCACACGCTCCGATAATCGCAGCCAGCACGCACACGACAATCAGCGTCGCGGGTCCCAGGTTCATGCTGATGTTGATGTGATTCGCGCTGGATCCGGAAGAAGGCGTTTGTGTATTGTCGATGCAGTGTTCGGGATGTATCTGTGTCACGGGCTCCCCCGATAGCGCGGTTCCACGAGCCGTTCCAGCTTTTCTACCTGAGCCCTCAGGTCCACAACCTCCTGCTTCAGCCCCGCCATTTCCTCGCTCTGATACCACGCCCCGAGGATAAAAGAGGTAATCAATGTGGTCCCGATCCCGACTATCCACCCGCGTACCCCTCCTTCGCTCTCTCGGTAGCCTGTAACATTGACCTTTGCCGCCACCGCATTGGCAATGAGCCGCTCGAGCCGGTCCATTTGCTCGTCCGACTCGAGGTTGATGTCAGGATCTATCCGTCGATCTGCTCTCATGGATTACCTCAGGGGATTGTCAGACCCGTCCAGGTGCCAGGGCTTCCAGCGGCGGTACACCGCCATTCGGTCGTGCCTGACGACGGCGAGGCGTTATTCAGCGCCGTGTCCTGCAGCTGCCAGATACCCGCGGTGGGCGCCGCGCCACGGAGCAGCAACCGGGTACTGCCACGTGAGACATCCCGCGGCTTACCCGCTGTCTGACCGCCCCAGTACTCGATGCCTGAGCACTCAGGCGGCGTCGCCATGCCCCACAGGGTGATGCTTTTCATGCGGATGGTGAGCACCGAGGAGGTCGTGTTGTTGAAGCTCAACACGATCTTTCCCAGCGCCGTGCCGGCCGGGGCGCACAATAACACCGACAGCGGATAGTAAGATCCTGCTGGGATCCCCAGCGGTTCGGTGTTGGAGCCGGCCCAGGAAATAGGAACCGAGTAAACGAAACTTCCTGAGTTGTCCGTGAGCAGGATCTCGAACCCGTTGCCCGGAGCAGAGCCCGGATCGATGATCTCGATCGCACACTGGAAGAGGTAGTACCCATACAGATCATCGAACGCGGCCGAGAGCGGGTAACTCAATGTGAAGGCGCCGCTGCTCGTGCCGGCGATCTGAATGCCGGTGTTGCCATCGACCGGCTGCAGATTACTGAAGTAATTTCCGGGTACGCCTGCGCTGGTGGACCAGTCGCTCGGCACTCCGCCAGACCACGTGGCCATGTTGAAATTGCTCGGTGACAGCACGCCCTGCCAGTGGATGGGGCCGCTCTTGCCGTCGATCGAAAACGTCACCGTGTCGTTCCCGAATCCACTCGTGCCGATGACGCAGTCCTGCCAGGCGAGCGGGCGCGACGGACTGACGGAATTGCTGCTGCTGACCGTGCATCCGGAAGCCTTTACGACTCCCGTACTGTTGTAGATCGCTGGGCCAAAGCCCCCGCGAGAGGTGAAAAAACGCACATCCCCGAGTTCCACCAGGCCTGAGTCGATGAAGACTGCACATTGGGCCCCCCCGGTCTGCATCGAGATTTCCGCATTCGTGAGTCTCAGGATACCGTTGTTGCACCGGATACCCGGGATCTGCCGCAGTCCATAGTTCTGCTGCTGCAACGAGCACCAGATCTCATCGCCGTAGAACTGAGATGCCACGCCTGAGACCAGAATGGCCTGAGCTACAGAGTCAAGGCCGACATTCACGGCCTGAATCCACACGGCGACGCCTGCGAAAATGCCGATCGATCCACCGACGACATTGGAATTGACCACCATCAGCCCGTCGATGCGGTTGGAGCCCTGGGTGGTAGCAGATATCCCGATGCTGTTGGCCTGGATGTACTGGACAATGGGCCCTGCGTTGAACCCCAGCGGCCCCGCCATTTCAAACTGGCAATTCAGCACGCGGGACGTATCCTGCATGTTGACGTTGGCGCCGGAGAAGTCCAGGCCTCGGTACAGATTGATGCTGCAGACGATGTTTTCCCACAGGCAGTCGGCGAACGCGCCCTGCACCGAGCAGAATATGTAAGACCGCGTGCAGATGATGTGTCTTATATAACACTCAACTCCGTAGCTTGCGTTGTTGGTCGGGTTGATCGTGAAGGTGGGTGGATACTGGAGGATATCGGCCTGCAAGTCCGCTACGACCTGATTCGGATAGTTGATGATCAGGCCGTAGACCTGATTCTCGCTCTGCAGGACGAACGGCGAATGGGTGACGTCAGTGAGACCGGAATTGGCCGTGATCTTGAAGAATACTGAGCCGAGCACTGCGCCCAGCGCGCTCGCGGGCGGTAGCGTGATCACACCGGAATTTGCACTGCCGTCAATCAGGTAAGTGCCCGGGGGCAGCACGACGCTGGAGTAAACCTTGAGGGCGGTGTTGACTGCCGTCGTGCAGTCAGTGGCGCCCGTGATGTCGCAGCCGTAACGCCTCACATCTCCCGGCGGGTAGAAATAATCGGTCGGAACAATGCTGGCTGAGACTTCAGCGGCCGTGCGCGCGACATATCCGATATTGCCGGTGTTGGCATCGAAGACAGGGACGGCGTTGGGGCCTAAATAGGCGTTGGCGTAGGATAACGAAGGAGTGCCTAAAGACAGCGTGTTGGTCGGGGTCGGTGCGTTCTGCAGAAACGCGTTGAACAACGGCTGTGTCAATGTGGTGGAGGTGAGTACTCCCACACCCGGCAATCCGTTCTGGTCAAATACGAGCGCTGTGTTGGCACGGGTCGAGGCAGTGGGCAATGCTGGCCACGCGACATTTTCCTGGTCCGGACCGTGGATGCCGAAGGTGTAAGTGAGACGCGTGAGGTCCTGGACCATCCTCACCAGTCGATCCGAGGCGTTGGTCGAATTTTCCGGTAGATACGCGGCCAGGTTCGCAAATTCCGTTCCCTGGATTTCCGGCGTCAGCGTGCGAATATCCACCGTTGTGCCCAGAGGAGGCGCCGTCGCAAAGGTAATGTTACCACCGGTGTTGAGCCCAACGCCTGAGACGGTATACCCGCTGGTCTGCTGCGTGTAGATACCCCCCACGATGAAACCGATCACGAGGTCAGAAGCGGCGGAGATCTTCCACGGATAGGCTACGGTGACCCAGGATCCGTTGCCGGCCTGCTGGACCGGAAAAGAATTGTTGAGCGTGATCGTCATGGCATTTTCAACTCGGCCTGTTTCTGTTGAGCACGGTCCACACGGTCCTTCAGGTCATCTGACTCATCCAGAAGTTGGTTTTTCGCCTGCTTGCGGTATTCCTCCAGGAGCCCGCGCAGCATCACGTATTTACCTCCATCCGGACCGTCCGACTTCATGTTGTAAATAGCTGACAAAGGATGGTTGCCGGTCACGATCGAATTCAACAGATCCTTGGCCCCCATGCCCCAAGCCGGCGACTTGATCTCATTTCCGGCCAGTTGGACGTAGCGCGAATACAGTTTCGGGTCTTTCGACAGATCCACCGTGACTCCATTGATGGAGGTCTTGGTGGGAGGCAGGCTGAAATGCATGCCCTGTTTCAGAATCTCCTGATCGATCGGCTCGGACTTCGGTTGCCGCGATGCGAACGGGACCAGTGCATCATACGGTTTCCCCAGGCCAGAATCATGGCGCACTGCTTCCCCCCAGAGATTCCGTTGAGGAGGAAGCGTGTCAGACACTCCGGGAGTACGCGCTTTCACCGCATCCATCATGGAGTACGTCGCGCGGGAATACGGGTCCTGCAATCCGGCCGCCGCACCGATACCGGCCGGGACAGTTGAACCCGCAAGACTCTTCAGCATGCTTTCCGCATTTGAGCGCGGGTCGGAGATGGTCTCGAAAAACCGCGACAATCCCTCGAAATAGGTCTTGGAGGTGATGTTGTTGGCGAGTGTTGCAATGCCTGCAGCGGTGAGTTTTTCAACATTCGGATCATCCGCGTTCACTGCGGTATGATAGTCGCGGATGGTCTCGGTCAGATCTGCGGCGAGCGCCATGGAAGACCCCACTGTTTCCAGGCGGTTATACTGCACCCACCGGCCAGAAGGAGTTTTCACGCTATAGGGCAACCAGCCCTCATTCTGCATGGCCAGACGGGTCCCTTTGTCGTTAGGTCCCATGCCGGTAATCTGTCCGCTTAAGACCGCATCCGATGCTGCGAGCATCACCATGGAGCCCAAGGCGGTCTTGGCGAGTGCCATGGACTGGCGCGCGCCGCCGGCTGCAATATCCGCTCGCCACCCGGCCATGAGCGGCGCGAGTGGCGAGCGTTCGAAAGTGAACGACATGATCCGCGCCGGGATCTTATAGAACGGAATTACAACGCGGGAGAGCGGATACTCCTCACGCAGGTTGGAGATGATCTCGGCCAGCTTCCCCGGCGCATCCGTGAAAGTCTGGTATGTCATCCCGTCGATCGCTTTGGTATTGAGTGAGCGTGGAGGGTTTTCCACCAGCTGCGCCACCCGGCCCGCAAGGTCCTCTTCTGCGATTTTGCCGCCGTTCAATTCCGACATCGCCTGACGGTAGGCGTACCGGTTGAGCTCCATCCTCATACCCAGCGAGCGGTAAAACTCGTGCTCACCGGCCAGTGCCCGCCCTGGAGAGGTCACCAGAGAGGACATCATGTCGATGGCCTTACCCACCCACCCGCCGTTGTCGGCGATCGCCAGGGCATCCGAGGCTTCCTGGCCCGGCTGCATCCAATCCGGGGTTTCTTCCCCAACCGAGTACTCCCCGGTCTTGAACGCCTGCACCGCATCCTGCACCGGGCTGTTTTCTGGGGCTTCGTTCAGGCCTGCGAGTTTTCCGATGTAGCGGAAACTGTCCCTGATGCCACTGATGAGACCAGCAGTGGTCTGAGCGGCTTCTCCTGCAGGAACACCGTCGAAGTCCGTCACCTGATCCATGCTCTCGGCGAACTTGGTCTCGGCTAACCTCAATCCGATAGTGCCGATGTTCGACAAGTTCACCTTCACGTGGGTCAGCGGATTGGTGAGCAGGCCATTGGTCCACGCGGTGATCAGCCCATCTCGGGTTTTTTCATAGAGGGACTTCTCGGCGACATTGCCCAGCTCCTCGAGCTTGCCGGAGTCGATAAGGGTCTTGGTTGCCTGCAAAAAGTCCAGATTGGATTTCAGCCCCCCCATCTGATCCAGCTGGGAGGTGATGGAGGCCATGCGGTCGATCGCGTCCTGGCCGGAAACCGGAATGCGCATGGCGCCCAGCGAGCGGGCGATCTCGGCTTGCGAACCGGACACCTCAGCCTGGATCATCGCGTGCGTCTGCATCTGCTTGCGCCAGGCGAAGAGGTTCTCAGGACTCGGATCCTTCAGGGTCATCTGGGTGAGCTCGTCAGCTTTCATGGCCGACTGGGCCAGCAACTGACGCCCTGCCAGCTGCTGTTCCGCATTCAACGGCTGTCCGGTACGGCGCTCCATGAGGGTCTTCCAGGCGTCCTGGAAGTTGGCGCCGAGTTTCGTGGTCTCAAAGGACCGCACGCCGCGGGTGGCGATTTCGATGTTTTCTTTCTGCGCATCTGCCAGCTGGGACAGAGCACGCTTCACGTCATCCGGCGTGTCGATGCGCGCGAAGTTGATGTAGGTGTCCGGCTCCTTAGCCTGCGCTTCAGTTGCCCCCGGCACACGTGGGCCGGCCAGCTCATCGGGGGATGCCGCCTCGCCCATTTTCCCGACCTGCTCCGGCGTCAATCCCTCGGTCGCAGCCTGCGCGCGCGCAGCCTTGTCGGCCTGCAAATCGGGAGACCTGATGGTCGCGAGCGGCTCGTCGTCCGCGGCGTCCGGATCCCCTAAAAACTCGAATGCGGCCGGTGTGTTTACCGGTTTCTCATCCGCAGTCCCGGCCGGCCCGGGTTCTTCGGGTAGCTCTGCCACACCACTCTTGGCTGTAAGTCCAGCTCTCAGCAGGCCGATACCTTTCAGGATGCCGTTCTGCAGCTCCCCGAACCCTGCACCGGCCAGAGCGTTTTTCAGGCGTCCTTCGGCTTCGTTGTCGGATGGGTCGGACTTCAGGAATCGTGTGACCGGATTGGATAGGGCCGGCACTTTCTCAACCAGGTCTAAGAGATTGCCTTCGGCCTTTTCAAAGCCTGTGAATAGCGCGGCGGCGCTTTTCCCGGCGGTTGCAATATGACCCGCCGCCCCTTCCAGATCCGCGCCCATCGGCCCGAATACGCGGCCGAGGGTCGCCATGGATGTCACAAACTGAGCCGCTGACTTGATGATGCCGCCGGTGACGCTCTTGGGTTCCGCAACGCCCGGGAGTTGGGTCCCCTCAAACGGCCGGTGCAGGCCCTGAAGTTCCTCTCCCGATACCACCTGAACCCCGTGCTCATCGATCTTGAGCCCCGGAATGTTGGCGGTCTTTTCCAGCCACGTGCCCAAATCCGCCGCGCCGTTAAGCATCGACTGGAACGCGTCGCGAGTACCCATCGTCAACGCACGTGGAATTTCCGTGATGCCTTTGCCGACATCTTCCGCTGTAGTTTTTGCGCCGCTCGCGACTTTGCTGAGCATGCCAGGCTGGGGTGGCTGGGAAGTCTGATCGGGCTGCTGTTCGGTTCCACGTGGAACCGCCGTTTCCGATATCAGGGATGACAGCGCGGCGCGGCCTTCCAGCGCATCCCGATGCTGCGCATACCGCGGCCCGATCTCATCGATCGGCGGCTGATTGACCGGCGCGCTGGGGGTCGTGGGCGCCGCCGCGGCCGGGGGCTTCTGGTTTGGGTCCTGTGTCAGGTCACTGAGGTCCTCGACGGCGGCGTTCACGGTTTAGCGCCCTGCTGTTGTTTCTTCTGGATCTGGGCCTGATTGATCAAGCGATATTGCTGGATAAGCTTAGCTTCCTGCTGGGCGTCATCCGCGGTAATTTCGCCCGCATCCAGCGCGGCGCGCATCCGGCGCACCGTCGCATTGAGCATTGGATCGGGTTTGCCCTGCTCATCCACAGGATTACTCCGAGTGCCGACCAGGTGGGCCGGTGCCTTCATCAGCAAAGTGGTCTTGCCTTCGGGCACGATGCGGTAATGAGCAGCGATCTCTTCCTGCTGTTTGCGAGCCTGATCATCCGTAGCGTTCGGGTTTTTACCGGCCCATTCCTGCCAGTCTTCCAGCGCGAACGCACGGCTCTGATGGGCGGCCGGATCAGGATTCAACTGACCTGGGTCCAGCGAACTCGACAAAAACTGGGTGCCCCGTTTGAACCAGCCCGGCCGTTCTTGATCCACCAGTCCGGTGATCTTCGTAAAATCCTGCCGCGACAGAGAATGGGAATCGATCAACGCCGAACGTGCTTCATCACGTACGTCTTCACCGTTGGCGGCTTTCAGGTATAGATCCGCGAAGGTCTTCGGGTCGGTCGCGGATTCTTCGGTGCCCGACAAGGCTTTGTAAAAATATCGGAACTCGTTCGGTTCCAACGCATTGCGATGGGCCTCGATCCAGGCCGGCGTCAGCTGCCCGCGGGCGAGCAGACTGTCACCTTGCTTGGAGAGATTGTCGGAAGCGATCTTCTGGCGCTTCTCCTGCATTACAAGGTTGTGTTCCTCGGTGGCGTAGATCAGACGCTGCGCGCTCTCGGATGCCTGCGGGTCCATCTCTCCAATGTTCGCGTTCACATACGTCTGGGCTAGATCCGAGTGGCCAGTCGAGACCAGGCCCCTCACCACGCTCTCGTGCAGGCCGTTGATGGCTTTAAGCTTCGCTTCCTGGGTCTGCTCCGGCCCCCACCCCTGTTGCTGGGCGAGGCTGTCCACGGATGCCTCGATGTGATCACGCTGCGCGGCGATCAGGTCCGGATGATTGGCGTTCATCCCTGCGGCCTGCTGGGCGAGCGCGATAGAAGATTGCGCGGTCTGGATGCCGAACTGCCGGTGCTGCTCGAGCTCGTGGGTATCCAGCTGCTCAGCCAGATGTCCCCGTACTTGAGCTGCGGCGAGCTGGGCCGCCTGGCGCGCACGGGGATCGGGAACCGCGGCCACGATCTTCGCCGCCTGCTCGTCGTATTGCGGCAGGTATTGCTGGGGCAGGCCGAAGGCGTCTTTCCCCTGTTTGGTCAGCGCGCCGGTCTGAGGATCGTGCGTGAGGCCCAGGGAGAGCGTCTGGAGCTGGTTATGTGCATCCGTCAGCTGGGTCTGACGCGCGATGTTCTGCACCTGCTCGAAGTGCTGCTGGGCGACTTCGCCCGCATTTTCGACACCGCGACCGATCTCACCACCAAATGCCCCTTGAGGGACCTCCTCGGGCAGGCGCGGGAAAGCCCGACCTGGAAGGCCTTCGGGCTGGACCTGGGCTTGGTAGGATAGGTCAACCAAGGCTGCTCTGTCCCCACTGGCCTGCAGCACGCGAGCCGGAAGTGATCAAGGAGCCCAATCCCTGATATAGACCGGCTTTCTGGTCCCAACCGGCGCGCGCCAGATCGCCGGCCTGTTGTACGCCGTACCCCCAGGCCTTACGGGCGGCGTTGGTCTGGATACGCGCGATGTCCTGGGCGCCGAGTTCCGCGGTCGTCGAGAGAGATCGCAGAGCAGAGCCGGACAGGGTGACATTGGCGCCTCCGATCTGCGCGGCCTGTTTCCCGAGGGTCGAGTTCAGGTGCTGGCGATAAAGCTCGGCCTGCTCCGCTCCCATCTGCTGCTCGCCCCGGGCCTGCTGGCCGGCCACCGCGGCATTGGCTCGGGCGAGGGCAGCATTGGCCCCTCCTGCGGCCATACTGGCGCCGAACTGCATCCCCCCTCCCAGGAGGGTCAGATACGGTGCCCAGTTGGTGGTGTCATCCATCATCCGGCCTCCCCGATATCTACATCGGCCATCCACCCGAGCACACGCACCGGTGCAGGGTCCGACATCTGCAGGCAGACATACGCATCATCTGTCTGTTGGGTCGGCAGCTGTACGTGCAACACTCCCGAATACGGCTGCACGGGCTGGATGTAGGTCTCGAACTGACGCTGGGTCACAGGCACCAGGGTATCGAAGTCCGGCCCCATGTAGAACGGCAGACTTTCATCCACCACTACCGACACCCGCGGAATAGTCTTCATGCGGTTGCGGATCGAATCCTTGCCCTGTTGATTCAGGTTCAGGCTTTGGAGCTGTGAGGCGTACGGCAGGCCGGCGTGTACGACACCCCCGGCGTTCTGCAAGGTGATCGAGCCTGTGGCGCTCACCACCTGCTGAGGTTGTACTGAGCCATCCGCAAAGACCGCAACCGTTTGACCGATGAGGTGGGTGAGCCCGGTGAAGTTGGTCCGGGCGAATGTCCATTGCGAAGTGGCCATTCCCTGGTAAGCCGCCGGCACAGGATCCAGGAACAGCACCTGTGCGGAAGTGGGGGCAAGATAGGTGACGATCTGTAACCGGGTGATGAGGTTCCCATCGCCATCGGTGAGCCACACGGCGTTACTGTTGCCGGGATCCGCGGGACTGAAAAGATTGATGCTGCTGTTGACTGTCCCCCCGTCCTGGGCCATCCACGTAGTGCCGCCGGTCACGACAACCGTCGCCGCGGAAGTGTTACGGCCATCGTAGGTCAGGCCGGAATCCACGAAAAAAGCATCGTCGATGTCGGCAAATTCTCGCGAAGCGAAGCGTTCGATATAGCGGGAGTACACCCCGTTGACGGTGCGTCCGACGATCACGTAGACGGAAAAGGCTCCGTCCTCGGGGATCACGCACACGTCCTCGAAGTTGCCCTGAGTGATGTAGCGGCTCCAGGCGAGCACCTGCTGTTCCGGGAGATACGTGCACACGCACATCACCCCATCCGAGCGCACGCAGTACACCAGGCCGTACGGTTCCGGGGCATAGGCCATGCGTACGATGGAAGTACCCACCGGAAACAGATGGCGGGCGAACACTGTGAGCTCGTTCCCTAAGAACTTGTCGTTGTAGAACTGGTAAATGATGTCCCGCAGCTTCCGACCGCCCCACTGGACGTAGAGGATCGTGGTGCCGGTCTGCACTGCCGGCACATCCTGCATGCCGTAGAACTCCTGGGGAATGAGAGCGATGTTGGATGGAGTGATCGCTCCGATGCCGCTCGAATCCGTCACACGCCAGGAAGCGCTTGCGGTTCCAAGCAGGAGGTTGTTCATCGGCAGGAGATTGTTGATCGGATTCTGCTGGCGCGAGTTGATGGTCTCGGTGATCGCATCCGAGTCCACCTGCGGGTCCGATACCCCGAAGTTCAGGTAATTGGAAACCTGCGAGGTGAACAGCGTCTGCGGTTGCAGCGTGGTCCCTGATAGCACCAACCGGTCATTGTAGTAACACACATCCGAGGCATAACCCTGGACGGAGGAGATCGCCCCGAAGGCCCAGTAGGTTGATAGACACAGGCCCTGCATCGCTTCCTGAGTGCCGGTGCCGTACTGATTGGTCAGGGTCCCTGTGATCTGAACGACCGAGATATTTCCGGTACCGGCTGGCGGGGCGGAGTAGAAGGAGATCGAGGTTGAGCCCTGATCGATTGAATATGTGCTCGGATCCTGAAATACGCCTCCCACCGTCACATAGAATTGGTTCGGATCACCGGTGGTGATGGCTGTGAGGGGACTGAAGGTAAGCGTGGAGCCGTCGCCGTTGAAGGTAAACGGACCGACCGCAGTAACCGGGCCGCCCACAGTGGTGGGTGGGAAGTTGGCGTAAATGCCCTTGTCTGACTGGATGACCGCCTTGACCTCGGTAGGGCTTACGTACTGGGTGATCTGGGCGATGCCGGTGTCGGTGGAGACAAACTGCCAGAACACCCCGCAAGCGCCCACGGCGGTCACGCCCTGGCCATTCCCGTCCATTTGTGTACCGCTCACGTGCACAGGTTGATACGTTCCCGTACAAATGATGGTGTTGTTTCCCGGGTTGTTATATCCGACACACAAATAAATCTTACCGTCCGAACGGCAGTAAGTGCCTACCGGGGACAGGTCTGTGCCGTTGACCAGGGTTTTCTGGGCTTCCCACGGTTGGATCGAATCCAGGAACTGTTCCTGGATGGAGAACAGTGCTCCGACGTGACCGGGTAGGAAGATGGGCTTCGAGGCGAAAATCGTCACTGTTCCCTGTACCGCACTTGCGTAGACCGTAGTGGTGCCATCGGTATTGGTGTCCTGGAACGGACCGAAGAGCAGCTGGGGCGCGGTGAAGCTGAATGAATTCGCTGTGAGCCGTTTCAGCTGGTACAGCGGTTGAGTACTGACTACGATGTTCAACACATCTGCCGATTGTGCCCAACGCAGGGAAGGCAGGTCGGTCAGGGCGTAGTTGTTGGTCAGGTTGAGTGCGACACTCGCGGTGCCTCCGCTGACATACGTGAATGTGTCATGGGAGCCGGAAGCTGTCACCGTGAAGGAACTGCCGTTACTGGTGGCGATTGTCCGCACGCCGTTCACGTTGTAGGAACCGCTCGATACCACGCCGTTGATAGTGACTTCGGTTCCGATGGCAAACGTGGTCACTGCCTGAAAGGTGATGATATTTTCACCTCGCAGATCGAACGTGACATTCACCCCGGTGATCGTAGCCGAAGACGTGGTGTTCTGAACGAAGGCGCCTTCGGAATAAAACCGGATGCTGCCAGCGCCGAATTCCGTGACGTAGGTCTGCTCGTTGTTGTAGATGAACGGCAGCAGATACGAGCCACTGGGGGTATTGGATGAGCAGGCACCGACGAATCCCAGGCCGGGCCGGTTGCTGGCGCCGCCTTCCGAGTGCAGAAAGAAATTCACACAGGTCTGCAACGCCGAGGCGTAAAACCCCTCGTCGGTGCGGTCTGCCGCGATCGGCGAGACCTCTCCTTTGTTGAAGGAGACCTGGGCGATATCTACCATCGCGCCACCACGCTGGGTGAATCGCGCTCGATATCCTGCTGTGCCGCATTCAGGTGCTGAGCGAGGGCCTGTAACCGTAAAGTCTCATACGACTGCATCGCGCCCTGGATACGATCCATCGACGCCCGCAGCTGCCCGCCTCCTTTCCAGGCGCACAGATAGGACAGCGCGTCGCAGAACATGGGGTCAAATTGCGCGGTGAGCGTGACCTGCTGGATGTAGAACAGATACAGCGGATTCTGCGCGGTCGAGAGATAGTCGCACAGAATGCACAGGCTTCCTGGGTTGGCCTGGCTCTCGACCACCTTGAACGGGATTTTCGGAATGACGGTGGTCATCCCCAACGATGGCCACCAGTAGCCCAGCCAGAACTGCGGGCCGAACCGTTGACCCGCGAGTGTCACGACCGCGACCGGTTGCAAACAGTCAGATGGGTACTGATAGCTGTACTGCCAGCCCGGGGAAGCGTAGCCCACCTGTGGGCCGGTCTGGCTCGGGACCGGCTCCTGGACCAGGTTGATGCTGGTATAGGCAAAGTTCCACGGGGCGCTCTGAATGCACTGGTCGCGGCACTTCGGGTACCAGAAGGCGCCGGCATTACCCTGCGCACTCTGATCGGGGGGATTCAGCGATTGGACGGTGTTGCTGATCCCCAGATGCCCGAGGGCCATATTCCAGATGTCTGTGTCACTTAATCCCGCGCTCATGTCAGTCGTTCGGGACTTCGAGCCACACCAGCCCCACCTGCATCACTGCGGTCGTGAGCGTGGCAGAGGCTGCTACGGCGGCAAAGAAACCCGGACCGACTTCCATCGCGCCCCCCAGGTGGATGAAGTTGTCGTCCGTGATTTCAGCTGTCAGCGCAGCGGTACCGACCTGGCCGGTGGGCAGGAAAAATGTTCCGGCCGCAGAAGGAGTGCCGATGCGGTAGACCGAACACTGCGGGGTAGGTGACCCGGAAGACAGCCGCAGGCAGGCTGAAGAGTCGATGGCAGTCGTAGAAGTCGGAGCCGTTGTGGGACCGCCGGTCAGTCCCAGCGCGCCGGCCACTGTGGAAGCAACCGTCAGTCCGTACGACACCGATAGCAGATAGGCCGTGACACCTTTGCCGCCACCGGCGGTAGAGCCGTTGTAAAGCAGCGGGCCGCCAGTGCCGGCCGCGGTCGTCCAGATCACCGGGGCGGTGACGATTGCCTGCGCGGCAAAGATGTTGCCTCGGCCGCCGGTATTGGGAGGAAGCAGATAGCCTGCGAGCATGAGCTCTCCTTCGAGAGAACGCCGCAAGTTCTCTCAGCGTCGAAAAACCTAGATCTGGTTAGCCGCGATCGAACCGAAGTCTGGCGCCCGCTGGCGGAACCGCCGGTCTACCGGATGCACGTCCGTACGGACTTTCACTTCGATCAGCGCGCCGCCCTCATCCCAACGGGGACTTACCGCTTCCCAAGGGTCATCACTCCAAAGCGTCTGGAGCTCGACTTCGAAAATGTCACCGGGTTTGTAGTACGCATCGTACGCACAATCCACGCGCGCCCGCACCCAGCCTTTGTACGGGATCAGCTTCGGGGCCGGCCCGCTGGGGGGCTGATAGGCGCGCGAAGCATCCGGGCGCAGTGCCACGAGTTCGGCTTCGGCTTCTGCAAGCCGGCGCTCGCGCTGCTGACGTTGCTCGTCGGTTTCCTGATTGGCTGCGAAAGCGGCTTCAAGGCGCGCGAGACGCGCTTCCAGTTTCGCCTTCTCTTCACGTTCTGCCGTGAGCTGTTCAGCCAGTTCCTTACGGGTGCCGGTGATTTCTTCTGTCATGGATTTGTTGTCCAGTGGTTCTGGCCGACGTAGGTGAAGTAGCCGGTTTTGCCGGCAGCCAGGGAATACGCCGCGTTCTGCGCCGCTGTTCCCATGTAGCCGCCGGTGGCCGGATAGACCGCGAGCGCATTCGAGCCGTGATTGGCGACCACGTACTCCTCCCCGATGGCGATCCCCGCTCCCGGCAATGAGCAACCCTGTCCGCTGCCCACCGTGGTGAAAATGGATTCATCCTGACCGGAAGGAATCGCGGTCGCAGTGCCTTGCGTGGAGCCCGCGGCGGTGAGGTTGTTCACCACCGTGGGCAACCACTCGTTTCCCCGGGGGGCCTGTGGATTGGCCATCCCCTTCATTTGATCGAGAACCCGGAAGCGCCACCCAGATCCACCGCATCCACATCCTTGCCGATCCAGGCCACGTAGGCGCCGGTGGTGGAAGTCGTGCCGACCGTGATGGCCTGCAGACCCAACCACTCAAGCCACGCAGTCGTGCGCGGAAGTGCCGCGATCTGCCGGTACCCCAGCACGAAGCTCGCCAGCGCCACAGCCGTAAAGTCATAGATGACAGTTGGCGAAGACAGCGAAGAGGACGCGCTGGTGATCAGCTGCATGTCGATCGAGGTCAGGTTGTTCGGAGCCTGTACCCAATCGATGATCAACCACAGCCGCTCGCCACCACCTAACTCGCGATACGTGTTGACGTTCGCCGTCAACTGCGTATCGGCAGTGGTCAACTCGGTCAGATACGCACCCAGAGGAGCAGTGTCGATCGAGTTCGGAGCGATGTAGGTGCCTGCGGCGCCTACGATGGAGGTCGAAGCCGACGACGACGTGTCGGTGAACGAAGCTTGCACATCACGCATTGTCATGTTGTTCTCCTTACGACACAGTGGCTTCGGTGTTGAGGATCTGGTCCACCTTGCGTAAGGGGATTCCCAGGAACTTGTACTCGATCTGCGTCAGACCCTCCTCCACGCTCAGGGAGTTGGTGGACTTCGCCAGCGCCTGAATCTTGAGGATGCTGAACATCGTACGGTTCATGTAGAACGCGCAGTTGCCCGCAGTCAGACTCGGCAGACGGTCGATCGAGCGGCTCATGAGGCCGATGAGATCTGCGGCGATGTTGTTGGAGGTGATGGTCGTGTCGATGTTGCAGATCCGGACTGCATAGCGCCAGTCAGGTACCGCAAGACCACAGCGCCACTCCCAGTACTCACGGTACGCCATCATGCGCGCGCCGCCCACACCGGCCACGTTCTCCACCACCTGCAAACCCAGGTCGTGGTGTTGCAAGCCGGCCGAGCTGCCCTTCGGGAAAATGCCGTAGCAGGAGTTCGGACCCCAGCACACGAGCCAGATGGAGGTGTTTACCGAGCCGGAACCACCTCCGGAGAGGATGTTCTGCGCGAACGGGCCGCCGGAGATTTTGTTGTAGCGCGGGTAGAAGCCGCGGAACACCGCCGGCGCCTTGGTCGGGTCGCCGTAGAACAGGAGCTGCGCAAAGGCCTGGTTCATCGATTCGATGAAGGCATCCGCTTCCGACATGCGGAAGGCTGCTTCCATACCGTTCAACTCGGCGACGGACTTGTCGATCTCGAGGAAGCCGGCCAGTTCCGCAGTCGCCTCATCCACACCCATCGTGGTGGACTTTGATGGCGGAATGCCCTGGTTCATGGACCGGGCCATGACGGTGGGCAGACCGGTGCGCTGGATCACACGGTGACCCGTGGCGAGATTTCCTTCCTGCCAGTGCATGTCAGGCAGCGCTTCGTTCTTCTGCGCCAGCATCTCGACGATGAGGGGAATTTTGCCTTCCGGGTCCGAGCGGGTCGCCCAGTCGGCGAGCGTCAGGACGTTGGAGGCAACGGCAATCTGTGTCATTCAAGCACTCCTACTGTTTCTTCGTGTAGCCCATGATTTCAGCGGGACTACGCTTGGTGGGGCCGGGCGGCGAGGCCGGAAGGAATTCATCCTCCTGGAGAGATTCGCCGATCAGGCGCATGGCGTTCACGAAGACGGGATCATTCAGCTGGCGCTTTGAGAAGTCGTGGAAAGCCGGCTCGAACGAGGAAAACCAACCTACCGCGGACTCAGCGGCCTTCAGCTGCTGCGGGCTGAACCGCTGCTGACAGGCTGCTTTGTTGGCGGCATCGGTCTGCTCGATCTGGGCTTGCCAGGCGGCATTCGCATCGCGGGCCTGCTCGACATACATGTCCACCACCTGCTGAGGGGTGAGCGAGAGCTTGCCGTCCACCATCGCTTTCGAGATCGCCGTGGTGAACTTCGTGACCGCGGTTGCCGGCGGCTTGAAGTCTTCGGGCAACGTAAACAGCGGTTCGGCTTTGGCAGGCTCTGCCGGCGGGTCGGTCTTGGCGGGTTCCGCTTTGACAGGCTCGTCCGGGGTCGCTTCAGCCTTCGGGGGCTCCGTGACAACGGGAGCATCCGCGGGCTTGGCGGGTTCAGCAGGGGGGTCCGTTTTGGGTGACGTGGAGGGATACAGCGCAGCCACTGCGGCCGGTGTCGCTGCCGAGGCAGGAGCGGCGGGAGGAGTGCTTGATGTTCCTGGTGCAGGGGTCGGGGTATCGGCCACGTACAGGTCCTCGGTTAACGCGGGCCCGACAATAAGACGAAGCTTGACTTCGCGCACCGGTAGGCGTAATTACGCACTGTAATGACCAAGAGCGCTCACAAACGCAAATTACTGACCATCACTGCTGCGGCGAAAGAGATGGGCATCTCGCGAAACACGCTCAGCACCTGGATCAGGAATAACGAGGGACCTCCCTATCTTCGTGTCGGCAAGCGGCGCATGTTCAATACGGAAATCATCAGCCAGTGGATCAAGGCCAGGAGTGGGTTATGAGAATCGTGATGCTCGCGTGTGTATTGCTTTCCGGGTGCGTTTCAGTCCACCTGGATACCGTCGATCACTTCCGCGGGCATGGGCCAAGCCGGCAGAACCGGGGCGTGACGATAGGATTTACCTATCACCCGGTCTGCCGGCGGGAGGGGTGCTGACTGGTTTTCGGCTTTGGCCGCTGCTTTTCCAGCTCCTGCCGAACGGCAAACCACAGCTGTAAGTCTACGTCCGAGATCCAGTTTTCGAGCTGGTAGCCGATCGAACGCCGGCCTGCGATCTCGCACATGATCGAGTTGCTGGTGTGGAAATGCGGCAGGTTCCAGCCACAGGGGCCGCCGATGATGCGGGCGATCAAGCGCACGCCTTCTGGGGTTGAAAGCACAGCGCGCAGGTCGTTCTCTTCGCTCAGCTCCTTCTGTTTGTCGGACAGCTGCTTACGTTTGAGCGAGCGCGGATCGGCGGTGTTGTGCGGTTTGTCGAGGAACTGCTCGGTGCCGTCCGCCTTTTCGGCATCAGGGCCTTCGAACAACTCGTTGGCGTTGCGCGGCGCCCTGCTGTCAGAGGTCATGCGCGGTCTGGTCCTAAATCAGTGGCCGGTGCTTCATTTGATCCTCTGAGCCGGTGCAACGCAAGGTCTAGCCATCCCAAGGCCTCAACCGCACTACACCGTTCACCGTAACCGTGTACTGAAACAACACGCTCGTGAGCGGCGCTGATCACGATAATCGTGCGCACTGCCTCAGGATTTTTCTCAGCCCAATCAGCAAGCTCACGGAGCCGGCCGGCAATGTCGCACAGATTCTTGCGACCAATATCGCGCACGAGTGCTGTCATGTGTTGGGACTCTGCTGAGCGCCGGCTGCCTGAGCCAGCATGTCGAGCATGTTCGACTGGCCGCCGGCTGTAGGCGTTTGGGAAAGATTCTGCAGCGCTTTCGTGTGTCCCTGTGCGGCCTGAGCCGCCTGAGCCATGGCTTCCTGCTGCTGCTGTTGCTGCTGCTGCTGGGCGCGGGCCTTGCGCAGTTCGGCGACGGCAGAATCAGGCCGGACCAGTTTCGGGGGAGCCCCGGTGGCTTTAGCCATCTCCTCAATCGCCGCATCTGCGTCGAACTTGTCGAGCGCCGGGTTGCCGGTCATCTGCTCGAGCTGGCCGATCTGCAGGACGTACGTCGTCAGCTGCTGGATCGCCTGGGCGGTGACCGCGTTGATGGCCTGGGCCAGGATCGAGATGTATTTGACCCGGATCGAAGCACCGCGGAGCGCCGGCGGCATACGCGGAAACAGCCCGTGCTGCAGGTGGGTGGCGAACAGCCAGTCGTGCAGGGGGTTGAACAGGTCGAAGTTCATCTGCCCCAGCACCGGACCTAACATCAGGAGCTTTTCCTGCTGCTTAGCGTTCACCTCGGCCGCGGTCTCGGGCTGGCTGCTCTGGCCGGCCTGGCGCTCGGCCTGGATGAAAAGCGCGAAGATATCCGCGTGCATCACCGCTTGAATGCGTTTCTGCGTCTCGGCGATGTCTGCGAGCAGATCCTGGGTCTCGGGTTTGATGATGTAGGCGGGCTGAAAACCCACCTGATTGCCATCGGGGGCGGCAAAGGTCACATCCCCGGCCAGCATGGACGTGCGCTGGTTACGCAGATTCGGGTGCGCGACCATGGGGGGATCGACGTGCTTGTCGATCGCCTGGGCTTTGCGTTTCTGCTGCAGCTGGAGAGCGCGCGCATCCCCCAGGCAGTCCATCGCCGGACCGCGGCCCCAGGCGTCTTCCGAGTTCGTGTACCAGCGGGCGACAAACACCGGGAAGTTGCGGAAGCCCCCCACTTTCAGCAGCTTCTGCTCGTCCTCGATCTCCTGCTCGCTCTTGCGCCGGGAATCCTTCAGCAGCTTGTCCGGCTCGCCCCCGCGTTCGTAGTAGACGGACCGGAAACGCATGCCGCGCCAGCCCAATGCGCCTTCCTTGTACTCGGGGTTTTCCTCGATCGCCTGCACACAGGACACCCAGGTATCGAACTGGCGCTGTTTCCACAGGCCCTTCACATAGCGCGAGATGTTGGTCCAGCTTTCGTCTTTCTCCGGATCAAACGAGCCGTCCGGCTGTTTTATGCCGAAGCGCTCGACGATCTGCTGCACCGTCCAGCGGAAGTCCCGGAACCAGGTGTTGACACGTCGGTGACGGTCGTTCGCAATGTAATAGGAGCCGATCGTGTAGGGTTGGAAGTGCGGGATGTCTTCACCGCCATTCTTCGGCAGCGGCCATTCCCGGCCCAGCGCCATCACCCCGAACACCCCGAATTCCCCAAAGCATTCTGAGAGTGAATTGTAGAAATTACTGCGCGCGAGGGTGTCCCTGACAATCTTGGTGACCGCAGCGAGCCATTCTTTCACACCCGGCGCTTCCATCAGGTCTTCGTCAGAGAGCTCGTACGCGAACCACGGACGCGACTCGGATGCCGTACCGGACTGCATGCCGGCCCGGAGGATGTTATTCGACTGGAGCGGGGTCGAATCCACGATCGCCCAGTTCCGGCGCCAGCCTTTGTTGGTGTCCCACGCGTCGTTCACCATGAACCGGCCGCGGTAGGGAATGAAGTTGTCGCACAGGTCGCGCCAGTTCGGATACCACGTCATGCGGTCGATGTTGAGTTGCAGCTTCCTGCGCTCAAGTTTGACCTTCGGGGACTCCTCGCCCTCCTGACGCTTGCGCTTCTTCTTCAGTGTTCCGGGCTGGACCAGACCTTCATCGGGCTGATTTAGGCCCAGGCGAGTGTCGAGCATGTCAGCTCTTTGACTTCATGTGCTCGCGGTTCAAGGTGCCGTGCGGTGCGGTCACCCCGGGCGGCTGATAGAACCGGTCTGTCCCGGTTTTCACCGACGCATTCGGATGGGTGGCCTCCTTGAAGCCGCCGCCGGGCACGTGACCCACGGTCTCCACGTGATTCATCGGACGCGTGCCGTGGTGGGTGACCGGGAAAGTCGGCGCCTCAACAGCAGTCGGCGTGCTGGTCTGGGTCTTGCGCGAACCGAGATTGTCCCGGTATGCACGGCCTTGTTCATAACGTGACATACATCACACCTCTAGTAGACAAACCGTTTCGGCGGCACCGGATCGATCACCGGAAACAGCGGGATCGGTTGGGCGATACCCTGCGTGATCAAGGGAGTACCGGATGGAACCTGGATCATCCAACCGTACTCTGTGGTGCCGGAATTGGCCCCGTAGTTGACTGTGGAATCACTGTAGTCGGCCGCCGCATTGAGATCGAACACGTCCCCGGGCTGATAGTAGATCCCGTTGTACCACCCGGAGGTAACCGCACGACAGCGGAAAGTAACCGGCGGGGGCGGAGGGGTGTAGACCTGCGGCCGGCCATAGACCAATAAGAGCGTACTGGTGAAGCTGCGACTGACCGTATCGACTTCGGCCTCGATCTTCCACGGCGTCGGCTGATCGAAATACAGGTTGTAGGGCTGGCCGCGGACAGCCTGGGGAATCTGGCGGAATGGGTAGAGCGCGCCTTCCGGGCTCTTGGGCGGATGTACCCACTCCAACCAGGGGTTGTCGTTGAGATCCGGGACCTCGAAGGTATAGCCGACCAGTTGGGCGGCATACGGTCCTCGCAGCCGGAACAGGATCTGGTGATTGAACCGTGAGTATTCCGGCTCGAGCTCCGGCAGGCGCGTGGAAACACGGATGTAGAGCAGGAACGGCTGAGCGCTGCTCCCGGGTTGAATGGAGGCGGGCTGATAAGCTTCCAGGACCGGATAGACGCTGAAAGAATCCTGGAAGAACCCTGCGGGAGGTCGCCCCGGCTGCAACAGGGCGAGCGGGCGCGCCGCGGTCGCCGTTGCCCGGCTGCGGTTGAACAGCAGGGACTGTGACTTGTCTCGCAGTCCCTGGAAAACCGTGTCCTCGGTGACGAGGACCGGGATGACCTGCACAGGTTACAGTTCCTCGAAGTAGATCTCGCTCGAAGCCGAGTACGAGGCTCCCAGACCTGCCGCAAGGTTCACCGCCAGGCGCGAGCCGGCATTCACCAGAATGCGCTGATCTGGGGTATAGATGCGCTCGAACGGCACGATGATCGAGACGTTCTCTGCATCCTTGATCACACCCAGCGTACCGGGCGTGGTCACCAGAGAGTTGAACGTGGTGGCCGCCGAGACGGTGTTCCTCGGATTCACCGGAGCCGGGGTTTTGGAGGTGCCGCCGGTGCCCGTGGAAGTGATGGTCTGCACGTTTATCTGCGCGCGCACGTCCTGCGCTACACCCGAGGTGATGGTCGGCGTGAACGTCACGCGGATGGAATGGATCAGGAGAGCAACCGCTGAGGCGGCGATCATCTCCCACAGATTCTGGGCGGCGTTGGTCACCGTCACGTTCTGGAAGGACGCGGTATACATGAGGCCATTGGCAGACACGGTAATCTCCTAGATGAAGTACAGGACGTTGCGACGGTAATAAATCGGGCTGGTGGTGGGGGTCGATGAGGACGTTTCCGTCCAGAAGGACTGCCCGGTGAGAAAACTGGCTGCAGCATCGGTGGCATTCCCGAAGGTCGCAGCAATGGAGCCGGTGTTGGTCAAACGCTGGTACCCGGACACGCCTGACGCGGCCGAATTGCCACTCAGCAGCAATCCGTTGGTTCCCGGCGTCAGCCCTCCGGAAGGCGTCGAGAGCGCATTGCCAGCCGCATCGACGCATATGGCATGCTGCAGGTTCGGTTGCGATAGAGGGCTGGTGGCTGTACTGGTTATAGCACTCGCTCCAGCACCGGGTGCGTCCTGAGAGTTGCCAATGCCAGTCTGGTAGCCGCTCGTACCCTGGACTTCAAACGCCCACACGCCGAGGTAGGTCTGTGCTGATGCCCAAGTTGCTGTGATCACCAGCGCACTTGCATGGGCATTGCTGTTCAACGTGTACAGCGCCAGATTGAGCGAGGTATTGTTGTTGTAAATATTGATGCCCGAATAACTGTACGTCTGACTCGAGCTGTCGGTCACCGAAGTCGGCAGCGTGCTCGAACCGTTCGCCCAGATAACCCAGGCACCGATCCCTGAACCCACCAGACAATTCGATCCTGGAGTTCCGGAAATCGCGGTCGTAGAGCTTGCAGCGGACCAGCTCCCAGGCCATTCCTGACGAGGCGAGATCGTCATGTGAAATTACCTGCGTAGTGTTCGACGCCGCTGTTGTCTGTAATGACTAACGCTTTCCCTGAATAACTTCCAAGCCGACCCTTGCGCAAGGTGATCGTGATAGATGTATCAGACCAAGCGCTCGTAGGCTGAGGTTCGGTAATCGTGTAAGCCGAAAATGTCGAACTGTTGCGGATGTGAACGCGGCACCAGGATTCATCCAGAAGCGTCGGACCGAATCCTGCTAGGGAACCGATCGGCAGCATCATGCGCCCGCTCGTTCCATCCACCGTCACGTGCCAGTGGTAGTACCGCATCATCTGTGCGCTCACCGCGTGGCCGTAGAATGCACTCGCAAGCGCCACCGCGACCGATGAATTGATGTAGTACTGATTCCACTGATACGTGTTGACTGGAAGCGTGAATGCCGGCTGGTTGCCATTCAGCCCTTCGACGCGCCAGTTGAACACCAGACTGGTGTTGTCCGGCGTCGGGGGATTCGTGCCGGGATCACCGAGATTGGCCTGAGTGATGAATTCCTCGGCGAACCAGTTGTTGAACGTCACCGCATTAGGGGTTCCAGGAGGGCCACCGGAGAACGCGTAGATGTTATTCAGTGCGTTCTGGTCTGGCGTGCCATTGCCCTGGTTCTCGCGCGGGAAGTCAGGACCTGGCGTAGCACTGTTGCAATATTCCGCCACGGGACGACCGTTGGAGGCGGACATGTAAAAGTCGCTCGCGACCTCAGTCACGGCACCTACCGTGTTGGGATCGCGTCCCCACACGCGAAAAATCTTGATGTTGGCGTTGTTGCCCGAATCCGTGTACGCCCCGTAGTTCTGGTACTTCTGGCGGTACAGGTAATACTTCGAACCATAGGCATTGAACGGCTGCGAGCCCGCGCCCCACTGGTCCACGTCCGTCGCACCGGTCCAGGTTTTCTGCGTCCCGGTGTCGCCCGAGACCACGGGAGCTCCTTTCGCCCACGCGCCTCCTGCAGGTCCGCCCGTGGCGGAGTAGCTGAGGTTGTTGTTTTCGTATGTGGTGGTCGTGCGACCCAGCGGCGACGGATTGATGTTTCCTGTGGCCTGGGGGTCGATCCACAAGAGCGGACGCGGATCGACCGGCTTGGTGCCGAATCCACCGCCGGTTTTAGTGATGGTGAAAACCTGACCATCTGCGATCGTGGTAGCCGTGTAGGTGTATCCGGGCTGAGGCGTGAAGCCTGTACTGCCTGAGGAGACCGTCAGGTTGAATGGAGCCGAAACAGTGCGCGAGATCGAGTCGGTCACTTGGATTACCAGGGATTCGGTTTCAGCGGTTCCGGGCGTCCCTGAGAGCACACCTCCGGGTGAGATCGATAGCCAACTGCCGGTGTCCGGCGAATCCGACAGGATCGCCCACGTGTACGGCGGATTGCCTCCCGTTGCGGCCATGGTCGCACTGTACGCAACCCCAACCGTAGCAGATGGGAGGGGGCTCGAGGTAGTGATCGCAAGCCCTGGTGCGGGCGCCATCGTGACGCTGAACATGGCCTGGACCGATTCGCCGGCATTGTCCACCACCGCGACAACCAGTTGGCACAGTCCAGCTACCCCGGGCGTCCCTGAGAGCACACCTCCCGAGCTCAATGTGAGGCCCGTGCTGGAATAGTCGTGCAGCAAGATCCAGCGATACCCACCCTGTCCACCGGTACAGGTGAATGTCAGGGAATACGCCGTGCCCTGAGTGCCTGAAGGCAGAGGATTCGCGGTCGTGATCGCAAGGGAAGATAGCGAGCGCCGGGGAATGATCTGGACGCGTTTCACTGCCCGAGCAGGGACTTCGCACCGGCGGTGGCATTACCGGTGGGTTGTGCCTGTCCTGCGCCCGAGATGGTGCTCTGCAATCCTCCGGAAGCGGCTGCGCGCCGGCGCGTGTCTGCCGCGGCGGCTTGGCCAGCGGGGCTGATCAGTGCCGCGCCAGGTGGTGGAGGGATATTGATCTTGGGTGGTTTGGGTGCAAGGGCCGAGGAGACGCCGGCTCCAATAGCGGCTGTGCCCACGCTCTCTGCGATGTAGCCCAGGATGGAATAGCCCATCAGTCGAGTCTCTTCACGTACAGATGGTCCATCAGTTCATAGCCCAGACGCTCCAGCAGCGGGCCGAAGTTAAGGTCTGGTCGGGCTTTAACGTGCTGGATCACCACCTGTACGCCTTCGCTGGCGAGCTCCTGATCCGCATAGCGGATGAGCCACAAGCCCGCACCGCCTTTTCTCGTCTCTGGCGTCAGATACAGCACGTCCTGCTGGGCCTGGAGGCTGCCCGAGTAATGCAGGTGAGGCTGCACGAAATAGATCGCGTAGCCGACCAGATCAGTATTCCGGCGCGCGGTGTAGATCCGCAGCGCCCCGGCGCGCTCAGCCCGCACATAGCGGTCGAAGTCGGGATTCAAAGGAATGTCCTGGAAGTGCGCGATCTCCAGGTAATGCGCCCGCAGCAATGGCTCAATCTCGGCCATCACGTCTTGCACGCATTCTTGGGCGTGTAGGATCGGGTGCGGTTTCATGATGGCGTTCATTGATTCGCCCGAGATACAGAGTCAGGTCTTACCCGGCGGGGTAGCCGCACCATTGTTTCGCGGCGGATACAATAGCTTAGAAGCACGCTCCGATAGCGTGCCCTGCTTTTGTTTGGCTGCATCCACTTGGGCCTGCTCGCGCAGGCGTTTGCCGAGTTTATTTACCAACCTTGCCTCCGTAGCCGTGCTTCTCGTAGGACGCTTGCGTGGCGTCGTGGGTGGGATGGATTGGCTTGGTGCCGTGATGCTGCCCACCCATGGCCGGATGGTCGTGGCCGTAGTGGTGCACTTTGCCGTGGGCAGCGTGTGTCACGCTGGTGGGCGCCACACGTTTATGGGCGAAGGTGGGTTCAGCGGTACCACCGGGGGTTCCCACCTTGCCCGGTGAGCGTGGCTCGCCGTGATCGCGGTCGAACTTGGAGGTCACACTGGGGTTGTCGCCGTGACCATCGGTACCGGCGCCTCGGACATCAGCCATGGGAATCTCCTGCCGTTGCCGGCGTCACCAGGGCCATCAGCTTAGCGGTTGCCATCGCGCTCGATCTCCTTCGCAAAACGGTCGTAAGGGGAATAGTCAAGCCCAGACTGATGTATACGACCTTCGATCAGCGTAGACAAGGACTCCGGTAGGCCGAAGACATTGGTCCGGGGGATGTGGACCGGGTATGCGAACGTGCAGGCGAGCGCATCCTCGAGATCCGGAGAGCGGCCGATGCGCGCCTTGATCTGCTCTTTCTCCTCGATCTGGATCCGGCCGTCGCGAGTGTAGGTGTACTGCTGGGTGGAGAGGCCTTTGACCATCTCAGGCACTGGGGGTAGAGCGCCACCGTCTTTCACCCACTCGGCCAGCTGCCACATCATCTCAGCGCGCTTGTTGTAGAAACGCCGTTCTTCGCTGGCTTTGCCCCCGAACTGCACTGCGAGCGCATCGGTGTGACCCAGAGACTTGAGTCCATCCCACCAGGCTGAGCCATAGCCGCCAGTGGCGTCGATCTGGATGCTGTCGGCCTTGCGCTCGATCGCGATGCGGCTGACGTGGCTGGCGCCCTGAATGCTGTCGAGATTGCGCATTCGAAGCGGGGGATAGGCGATTTTGGATCTGCGGGGGAAAATCACGCTTTCGTCGTCGCCGAACCGGCCTACGTCCACGCCCAGGATGAGCGGGAATTTGTCGTATGCGCCCTGTGGGAAGTGCTGGCGCTGCGCGGTGATCACTTCATCGGGGCTCAGGAGCGTATTCAGGCCCTGGGGCGGGAACTTGCCGAAGACATTGACCAGAACCCACGGGTTATCTCGGCCATACAATCGGATCTGCTCCTGCGCCCACTCGAGATTGATGCGCGGTGAGCGTTTCGGGTCATCCGGATCACCGGTGACCTCGAAGACTTTCCACGATTCGCGCTGATCGACGACGGCTTGGCCCAGTGCGCTGTCGTGATTGTTCGGGTTGCCGGCGATGACGATGTGCTGGTCACCACCGCCTGTGAGAATGGCTTCAGCCGTGGCGAGAATCGACCGCGGCACACCGCCGGCCTCATCCACCAAGACCAGAATGTGGTGACCGTGCAGTCCCTGCAGCACCAGCGCCTGGTCATTAGGGTTGGCAGAGCGGGGATAGGAGCGGGCGGCGAACCACCAAGTCTTGGGGCGTTCGACGCTGGTGATACGCTCTGAGTCCAAGCGGAAGTACTGGCTCAGGAACGGGGACTTGCTCTGCCAGTACGCCATCTCTTTCCAGAGCACGTCACGCAGGTTATCGGCGGAAGTACTGGTGGCTACACCCTGTGCGTCCACACGGGTGGCGAGGAAGTTCCAGCCGAGCCACGACATGACCGCGGTCTTGCCCGGACCTTTGGCGCAGGACATGGCCTCTTTGGGGTGATGCGGGAAGGATTCGAGGACATCCTCCTGCCATGCATCGGCGGTGACGCCGAAGACTTCCCGGACGAAGTGCAACGGATGGTCTTTCCAGCGCCGCAGGGATTCTGAAGGAGTTTCCAATCAGGAAGCCTTGGGCTGCGTGGCCTCTCGGATCAGGTCAGCAAGAGACTGGGTGACGCCCACATTCACATCCCGGGGCATGCACTTACCGAGCAATCCGATAAAGGCCGTGGGGTTCTCACGCGCCTGTTCAGCGAGATACTGGCGACCTCCTACGTCGGAGAGAGCGCCCTCCACCATGGATCGCAGGTCGCCTGTGACTTTGTTCGGAGTTCCTTTCGCGCGCCCGCCGGTTTTACGCCCCTTGGCCATCCAAAACTATCCACTTTAGAAATCTTCGCACTCAACTCACCAGATGCAGCTTGGGCGTGGACTGGGCAACCTGGATCTGGGTATTGGCTTTCTCCAGCATCTCGGCTTTCTCGGTCATGGCACGCAGGTAAGCGGCGTTCAGGGCTTCCAAGGGTGTCCAGCTCTCGTTGGGTGGTTCCACGTGGAGCTTTACCAGGGCATCCACACGGCAGGATTGCAGGATGCCGTTGAGGTAAGCGCTCATGGCGATCTGAGCGGGATTACCCTGCAGCATCTGCACTTGGGCGGCTTTCACCAGACGCTCCTGAGCGGCCTGCATTTCATTGGTGGAGTCGGTCATTTCTTGTGTTTCATGCGGGCGATGACGGCGTTGGCTTCACGGATGGAGCGGCCCTCGTCACCGGTTTTGTGGAGCGTGGTGTCGGCGATCTTGGCCCATACGGCCTTGGCATGCGGACTTTTAGCCTTGTGCGTGTGGAAGTGGGCTTGCGAGGGGGTCCACGGCATAGCTTGATTCTAGGGGCATCCGCAGGATTTGCACAGGGCGCAGCGAGCGGGTAACCAGCGTCTCAAGGCGCAGATCACCCGACAGAAGGGTTTGTGGGGGCACTCACAGTGGGCTGAGCGACGGTGAACTGGATCTCATTGCTCCACGTGCCCGGGGCGCTGCCGGTGGACTTCACCGCGAGGTAGTACGTCGAGCCGTAGGTGAGGACGGGACTCAAGGCGGAAAGCGCGACCGAGGTGGCTGTGGGGCCGGTCACGTTCGCCTGGCTGGTGTACGCACCCGAACTCGTGCCAGCACCGACTATGTAGCCTGCGATTTCCCCGCTGGTGACAGCCGAGCCGTCAGTATTCGTAGTCGGGTCGGTCCAGGAAACTTTCGCGGTCGCGAGACTGACGACGGGGACGGACATGGATTACCTCAGTGCCTCAAGGGCTTCGTCGAGCGTGGTCACGACAGGAGTATGCGTTTCGGCGAGGAATTTGTCCTGCTCTTTCTGGTCGTTACGCTTAAGTCGCCTGCCGTTTTTCTGTGGAGTTTTGCACTCCAGCACTGTCCACTTGAACGCGTTCAAACGGTTTGACCATCCGTAAACCAGCAGGTCTGCGGGCTCCTCGATCTGCCAGACCCGGTAACCGGCCTGACGCAATCCCAGCACAATCGGCAACTGGCTGGAATCCACTCGCCGCACTAGGGCGCGGCCGTTACGCATCAGAACCATCAGGCCAACTGCATGTTCGCGCGGTTGGTGTGGTAGTGCGCCAGCACCGGCACTCCGAACAGCTTGCACAACAGGATCGGGATCACGCCGCGGGCGCGGTCGCCTTTCGAGGCCACGATCAGGTGAGCCACCAGAGGCCGGCGCAGTCCGAGTGCAAACGGCAGGCGCAGCAGGCTCAGTACGTATAGGCCCCAGCTCTTGGGTCCGTAGCCGTGCTGGATGGAGAACAGGCGTGCCTCAGGCAGATATCGTAGCAGGGTGGTGGTCACGCTCGTCACGCCGCCTTTGAGCCGCGGGTGGTAACCGAGAATCAGCACTCGCGGGGGAACTCCACGAGGTTTCCTCCCGTCCCGCTGATCCGCCAGGGCGGCGAAGTATCCGACCAGAAACAGCGCTACCAATGCGGCCATGAAAATCAGAACGGTCCACGTGAATATCGAGCTCATGAGCTTTCTCCGATCACCTCGGAAAATATCCCCGCCGCCGGTCGAATGCCCAGTGCAGCGTCAGGCTTGCGGTAAATCCTACGATCATCGCGGTGGTGTAGTCCCAACGGGGATGGCGCAGGCATGCGGTGCCGAACAGAGTGCCGGTGGTCAGGCAGAGCCAGAGCAGGGTGCGCGTCATACTGAGGTGGCTCCGTGTTTTTCGAGGCG